CAACTACTTGTGCTGAAGTCAGTGCGTTAGTACCCATTGCTTGATTAAATTGTGATGTACCACCAGCAATTCCCACCATCGCACCAGCACCAATTGCATTGTTTTGATTACCTGCTGTATTGGCTGAAAGAACATCTAAACCTATTCCAACATTGTAAGAACCTGTTGTAGTAGCCTGAAGAATATTAGTTCCAATAGCAATGTTACCTTCTCCATTAGTAATTGCTCTTAATAGATTTGAACCAAATCCAGTATTTTCACTTGCGGTTGTGGTTGTATCAAGGATATCTGCACCAAGAGCAGAGTTTCCACTTCCTGTAGTATTTGCTGTAAGAACATTTGTACCAATAGCAATGTTATTGTCACCAGTTGTATTGACTGTAAGTGCTAAAGAACCAATAGCAGTGTTCTGGTCACCAACATTGTCTTGAAGTGCTTGATAACCAATTGCTATATTTCCTTGCCCTGCTGTATTAGTCTGAAGTGCTTGGAAACCAATTCCTAAATTGTTAGTACCTGATGTATTGTTTTCAAGTGCTTGATTTCCAATTGCTAAATTATTAGTACCTGTATTAGCCTGTAATGTTCTATATCCAATACCAAGAATATCATCTTGGGTGTTTTGATTAAGTGCTTGATTACCTATAGCAAGTGCTCTGTCTATTGATGTTCCGCCTGATGGGAAACCAGACATTGCTGATACACCAATAGCAGTATTAAAACTACCAGTTATGTTAGAACTTCCTGCAAATGTACCAATAGACATGTTTTCAGACCCAGTAGTATTGTCTCTACCTGCTTCTTGTCCCCATGCAGAGTTGTTGCTTCCAGTAGTTGTAAACTTTAATGCTCTTCCACCAATTGCAGTATTTTGAATACCTGTTGTAGTTGAGATCATGGTTTCATTAGTACCAATAGCAATGTTTCCAAGTGCTGAAGTAAGACCATTATTAATATAAACATCATCAATAATCGCTCCACTTGTAATTGTTGGAGTACCAGTACTCATTACAAATGTATCGCCTGTACCTGTTTGTGCATTGATACTTGATGTACCTGCTACGGATCTTATTGGTCCTGCTGTTAAGTCAGATCCTCCAGGTCCCGTCGCTCCTGTGGCACCTGTAGCACCAGTGGTGCCTACGCCTGTAGGTCCTGTAGCACCAGCATCACCAGTTACTCCTTGAGGACCAGTTGGGCCAGTAGCACCAGTAACACCTGCATCACCAGTAACACCAGTAGGACCAGTTGGTCCAATATCACCAGTTACTCCTTGAGGCCCTGTAACACCTGTCGCACCAACGGGACCAGTTACACCAGTAGGTCCAACATCGCCAGTAACGCCTTGTGGTCCAGTAGCACCAGTTACGCCAACGGCTCCTGTTGCTCCAGTACTGCCTGTGGCACCTGTACTTCCTGTGGCTCCTGTACTTCCTGTAGCACCAACAGGTCCTGTCGCTCCCGTAGGACCAACGATACCTGCAGCACTTACTGCAAAGATTAAGTTGTGATTGTTAGCAAAACCACTTGTTCCAGTTCCTGCTGATGTAACCAAAGTTACAGGTACTTCAAAGTAGCCTGTTTGTGGAGTTGGTGTTGCAGAAACAGTCCACTTCTGATAGTTATTAGAATCAGACTTGTCTTGTAAAATTATTGTGTCGTTTGTCTTTAGTAATGCCAAGAAGATATCAATATCAGCACCATCTTGATTGATATGGCTAACATTGATCTGTGTTGCAGAAACTTGTGTTGCATTGTTCCAAATAACATGTCCATTACCAGGATCTCCTGTTGTTATTGTAGTCTTTGCTTGGTAATCATAATAGTTTGTAGATACACCGTCTGCTCCTGTGGCTCCTGTAGGTCCCGTCGCTCCTGTGGCACCAACTGGGCCAGTTGCTCCTGTCGCTCCTACATTTCCAGTTACTCCTGTTGGACCAACATCGCCTGTAACTCCTTGAGGACCTGTAACTCCTGTTAAACCAACTGGACCTGTAACGCCAGTAGGACCTACATCTCCTGTAACTCCTTGTGGGCCTGTTGAGCCAGATACTCCTGTCGCACCAATAGGGCCAGTTGCTCCAGTACTTCCAACAGGTCCTGTAACTCCTGTAACTCCTGTAGGACCAACATCTCCTGTAACGCCTGTTGCTCCCGTAACTCCTGCTGGTCCAGTAGAACCTGATGGTCCAGTTAATCCTTGAACTCCAGTTGCTCCTGTGGGACCAGTTGCACCAGTTACTCCTGCTCCTGTTGGACCAGTTGCTCCTGTAGCTCCTGTGGCTCCTGTAGGGCCAGTGGCTCCTGTGATTCCAGGTGCTCCTGCTGGTCCTGGTGCAGATACGGTTACAATGTTGTTTGTTTCATTGACTACTACTTGATTTGATATTGAAGTCATTATCTTGTAACCTCTCCGCTAACTGTGACTTGCCCTTGAATTAAACGAGTTCTAACTCCACCAATGCTTAGTTCTAAGTCATAAACATAGAAGCCTGGATCAATGGCTGCTTGCTCGTCTGTTGCTAATAAATTTAATGTTCCTGTTAATGGCACAATAGTAATTCCACCATTTGATGTTGATAGAGTCAATACAGGAGTATCAGAATCAAACTTACGACGAATCTGCATCTCTGATGTATAGCCAGTCAAGTTAACTGGGTTCCCGTTTGAATCATTGTAGACTATTTGTAATGTCCATGTAGATCCTTGATCAAGAGTAAAGTTATATATTCCTGCAATTGCCACGATTACTCCTTTTCCGTAATATAAACTAAAAATAAGCCTAATGCTATAAAACTAACTGGTGGAAAGATTAGGAAAAGTCCATATGTGGTAAGCCCTACACCAGTAACTTCTGTTATTACTGGCCAGTCTATCTTTAGTTTTTTCATTATGCTCCTATATTGAATGGAACCTGGCTACAGGTTGTTTAGGTGGCTTTGGTGCTGTTGCACGATCATAGCCAAATATTGCTGCTACAGCAGCGTCAATCTTACGCTTATTTGTAGCCTTTGCTACCATCAGACCTCTTGAAGAAGTCTTGGTAACTGTGTTTGATATATGTCTGGCAAGTCTTTCATCACCATCATGAGTAAATGATTGATTCATAATTGCCTCGTAAAATTTCTGTGTTGCAGGAACCATACGCTCTGCTGAGTTTGGGTAACTTATTACTGGCATACCTTCCTCATCAAGTAACATAAATGTTCTTGACCAACGAGCAGGATCAAAAGTAACTTCTCTGACGCTTATATTTGGATCTCTATAAGTATCAACAATAGTCTTCTCAACCTCTGCAATTGGCACTGACCAAAGTGGATCTGGGTCTACCTCTGGTAGTTCCCATAAGCCTACTATCTTTAAGTGTGGCTTTTCTCCACCTAAGTACCAGGCAATTATAGCAGTAGAGTCGTTTGAAAAAGCACCATCAAAGGCCAAGATAACATCTTCTCCAGGAATGATTTCTCTATCCTTAAGTAGCAGTGCATCCCAAGCGTCTGAAGGAATCCATGATTGACCAGTAGAGGTCCAGATGTTTAGTCTCTTAGTTTTAAATTCTGATTCAGGTGTAAGCAATGATGCAGAAAGCATATCCTCTTCAGAAACGATATCTCCCATTGAAGGATTTGCTAAATACCAGTTCTCAGGATCCTTGTAATTGAGTTTTTCATCACCCTGATACCACGCAAAAAAGAAGGAAGGATCTTCAACTTCTCCTTTTGCTATCTGAATTCCTCTGTTATACATCTGGTAACAGATAGAATCCTTACCTGCAGAGTCATATTTAGTGCCTGCTGTGGTAATTGCTACCAACATTGGCTCTAATCTTGCACCCATAGATAGTGATAAAACATCATAAAGTTCTCTATTTTGCTGTGCATGTAACTCATCTATAACAATAAAAGTAGAGTTTAAACCTTCTTTTGTAAAGGATTCAGATGATAATGCTCTGTAAACAGAACCTGTCATAGGGTTATAGATAGTATTCTGATAAACTTCTAACATGTCTTTTAACTCTGGTTCAAGTTCAATCATCTTCTTTACCGTTTTAAAAATGATACGAGCCTGTTCTTTGTCTGCTGCTGCAGAATAGATCTGGCCTCCATTAACACCTAAAACAATTTGCTCTAAAACTAGAGAAGCAATCAGTGCTGACTTTCCGTTCTTGCGTGGAACGCCAATCAAAGCACGACGATGCTTTAGCATACCATCTTCTCTTTCAGCATAAAGATGAACGAGCATGTCTTTTTGCCAGGGCCTAAGAATAAACTTCTCGCCAGTCTTACCAGCGATAGAGTCTTCAGTTAAATGACAGAGAGTCTCAATAAAATCTATGACTTCATGACCACGAGAGTTAGATAACTCAGTTTCTGAAACAGGCGATAAAAATGTTGGAGGCCAAGTCATCTTAACCTCTAAATACTAACGAAAGCCTGTTCTTTTCAAAGTCAATATCTATAATTTCAACTTCTACTTCCTGATCCAGAACATAGGACTCAGGTAATGATTCGCCCATCTTGGACTTATGAACAAGACCTGCAAGCATTCCCATTTCAACAAATACACCATAGTCAGTTATTCCTGAAACTTTAGCCTTATGTGTTTGGCCTATGGCTAATTTAGCAAATTCAATTTGCTTATCTTCCTTTTGCATTTGCTCAATAAGTGAGCGGCGATTAAGAACGATACTTCCTTTTGCTCTATCAATTGAGTGAATTAGGAATTCAGACTCATGGCCAATATATGATTCAAAGTCTGTAACTCTACTTACATCAATTAGAGAACCAGGCAAAAAGGCCTTAATTCCAATATCAACAATTAGGCCACCCTTAACCATTTTAACTACTTTGCCCATAATAGGTATAGATAGTTCAAATCTATTTTGAAAGTCATTCCAAAGGGATTCTACTTCATTCTGTTTTAGGGATAGTATGTATTGTCCCTCTTCATTCTTATGTAGGACTATTGCTTCTACTACCTGCCCAATTTGGACAACATCCTCAATAT